CAAATGAAGAAAATAAAGATTTTTTGTTTGAGCTTACAAAAAGTCTTCAAAATACAAGTCGAAGCGGCAGTTTGCATGGTAGATTGCTAGAGTTAATGGATCTTAAATTACACATACAAACAAGAATTAATGAATTAGAGAAACAAATAGAAGAAACTGACCCATTAAAAAAAGTATAGAGGAGTTAAGCAAATGAAACCAAGAGAAGCAATAAATATATTAAATCATGCAGTAGAATACTTCGACATGATGTATGATTCGGGTGATAAAGAACATAATGAAGAAGAAAAGAATAACGCTTGGGATGCACTTGATTATGTTGCGAAACAATTAAAAGATGAGGACGAAGTTGAAACACAGATTAATGAGCAAGACCAAGAAAAAGCGAACCATGAAGTGGACACTATAAATAAGGGGGAATGATGAAAGTGAAAGATTTAATTAAAATACTTAAAAAAGCACCACAGGATATTGATGTAGATGTATTTAATCATGACACAGATTATTTACAACAAATCGATAATGTTTGGGTACCAAGTAAGGAAGATATGAAAGACAATCCAGAAGTTCAGTTAGAAATAAATAAGCATATTGGTTTAAAACCAAGAATATTATAAGAAATAAACAAGGGGAAAATGAAAGCAAAAAAGATTAAAGAGAAGTTAGAATTTTGGTCAATCTATTATAGAGAAGGTATCATTGGCTTTGTAATAGGTTTTATATTGGGGGCGATAATATTATGAAAATAACTGAAGATGATGCAAGATACGAATTTGATATCTTAAGAAGTGAAGATGAAATGTTTGATACTCAATGGGGTTGTAATGATTTAAAACAACAAGAAAAGAATTTTTATGAGTGGTGTAGTAATTATGATGATTTAAAACACATAAAACGAAAGGAACAAGATGCCGGTTCAGAGTAGAGACTATGGATCAATACTATACTACCATTATCTTTGGTGTTTGAAAGAGGGTAGAAATATTGATTGGTTTTACGAAGTAAATACAAAAGAGGAAGAACAAGCGAGAGAGCAGAAAGGATAATATGAAAAAAAAATATATAGTATCGGTGGGGAAAACAATATTAGTTTTAGCTAATGATGAATATGATGCAGAAGAACAAGCTAAATTAGATTTTGATAATACTGATTTAGAAGCAAAAGTTATTGACGAAATTGAAGACTAACAAGCGAGAGAGCAGAAAGGATAATATGAAAAAAGAAATAGAAAATTATGCAGTTGTATTGACTTGGAAATATTCAGACGGCAGTTGGAATACTGAAACTATACCACAAGATAATTTGCCTGATAGTTTTTTAGATTATTTAAAAGAATATGAGAGAGTAGAAAATGAACAAGCGAGAGAGCAGAGAGGATAATATGGAAATAGAAGATAAAGACATACAATGGGCTAGTCAACATTTCTTAACTGATAGCTTACCTGATGATTGGCAAAAGATGAGTGATAAGGAAGTAGATGAGTTTATAGAAAATCATAAATGGCAACTTGTTGAAGATTGGGATGTTGACGATATTTGGCAACAAATAGGTCAAATAGCTAGAAGTATGAGAAGTTATATTGAAGAACAAGCGAGAAAGCAAACTTGAGCCCTGATCCAACAACCAATGCATTGGGGGTATGAGGAGTCACCTCGCCTGTTGGATCTGGGGTCAAGTTAAGCGGCTCTGCCAAGATTTGCCTTAAACGTGGTGATAGCATTCCGTAAATTTGACCAGGTAAGTTCGGAGTACAAGCCCTTAAAATGAACTCTAGGTTTTTGTGCATTTCCCCTCACCTGAAATGCACATCAAAAAAGAAAAAATAATTATTAAATAAAAGAAAGCAAAAGGTGTAACATGATAACAAAAGAAATGGTAAATAACTACTTAAGTGAGGACTATGATGAGTGGATTGCAAATGTTTTAAAAGATATTTGTAATGACCCACACGATATTTATATATTAAGAAAACAAATCATAGAAAATTGGGAACAACATTTAGAAAATTCTAAAGATTAATGAGAACATACAAATTCACAGGCGACAGTAAAGAGTTCGAGGTACAGGCGAGAAGTTTGAAAAAAGCTCTCCGTTCTGCCGAAACACAAGCGACAGGCGACAAGCGAATCACAGGCGAGTGGACGAACAAGCGAGGCAACGAAGTTATCAAGGAGTTTACTCTACCCATCAGGCGTAGAAAGAAGAAATAATTAATAGTCTTTAATATATCCGGGTGGAAGTATTAGTTTCTCTTCTCGGTTTGGTTTTAATACAACACGAATAGAACTATCAAGCGGGTTTGTACTTTCATGCACTTCAATACGTTTTATTTCTTCAAGATAACCTCTTTGTGTCATGATATATATTTTAGCATCACTTACGGCATTACCTTGTCTACCATTATTACCTTCAGTAAACTTAGATAAATATTCTTGAAGATGTTTAACATACATTAAAGACCACCTTTGTCTCTAAGATTTGCAACTGGATTTTGTTGTTTACCTCTAAGCTCTTGGTTTTCTTTTTTTAATTGATCTAATTGTATTGTATAAAATTCTACTTTTTGTTCTAGTTGTTTAATATCTTTTCTAAGTTCTGCATTTAGATTATGGTGTTCAACATTAATTTTCATTAAGTCATGTATTCTTTGCTCTAAATCATTTGGTCCTCTTTCTGGATAAACGTTGTAGTTAGGATCTTTATTTATTTCCTCTTTCATTTTATTAAAATCACCATGATGTTTTAAATCACCAGCAAAAGGCCCAGCGTCATAATGAGGGTCTACACTCTCGGTTTGTTTTGTGTTTTTAACTTTCTCTATTTCTTGCCAAATTCTTTTGGCATCTTTATTACTTGTTACCATACTTGACATTATAGGAATGTTCCCTTAAAAAGTCAATATGGGAGTACCAAAGAGATTAACAGAAATGCAAAAAAGGTTTGCAGAATACATAGTATTTGGTGGACCTGACGGACCTTTATCACAAACGGAAGCGGCAAAACTCGCAGGTTATAGCGAAAAAAGAGCTAGGTCTGAAGGCTCAGAGTTATTAAACCCAAGACTATCTCCTCTCGTGGTGCAATACGTAGATAAATTAAAACAAGAAAGATTAAGAAAGTTTGAAGTTAACTATGAAAACCACGTAGCAGAATTATCAAGAATAAAAGAAGCAGCTTTGAAAAAAGGTAGTTTCTCATCAGCCGTAAACGCAGAAACAAACAGAGGTAAGGCCGCAGGGTTATACATAGATAGAAAGATTATTAAGACTGGTAAACTAGATGATATGTCTATTGAAGAATTAGAAGCTAGAATGAAAAAGATTGAAGAGGATTACTCTCAAATTATAGACGTTACCCCCGACCCTAAAAAGATCGAGGGCAACAAAAAAGATTAATCTCTATCGTCGTCTTCGATATCTTCGCCATCATCTTCTTCAACTTCAACATCATCTTGCATTTCTAGAACGTCCATGATGTTTGCGATTTTGTTTTCTAACGCCTCCACCTTTTCTTCTAGTTGTTCGATTTTGTTTTTTTCGTTTTCTTCGTTGTTTCCGAACATGTTTCCTCCCTCTTGGTTGATTGAAGCCAAATAAATAACGATTGTCTACAAGCCAATCAATCATTTTGTTTCCTATTATGTTGTTATTTTATCCATTTTAATAACGCAACCAATGGGAAAAATGTTTCTATCTGAAAAGCATTCTTCTTTAGTGTCAAACGTACTAAATGTGTATAAAAATTTTTTAGTTTTCTTGTAAACATATGCTTGAGTAAGCATAATACAAGCTTCGGACTTATCAAACTCTTCAGCAGTAGCATGGCCTCCGTCGGAAGTGATATCAACCCAACGGATCTGATAGAAGTAATATTTCTTTTTATTTACAAGAGCGTGTTTGTATCTCTTTTTTCTTTTTCTTGCCATAATTTTGCCATAATTAGATTTGCGACCTTATATGTGTTATAAATTATTATATCACACTTTCTAACTAAAAAATAAAAAACTGGTCGCAAAGGGTAAAATGGTACTATAGAAGACCAAAAATCGTTGAGTTTATTGACTAATTTAACGAAATTTTTGCGACCCGCAAAGGGGTCGCAAGAGGTCGCAAACGTCGCAAAGTTACCTTGAATTACTACTTGAAGTTGTATTTTCATCTAAAAACCCAAAATGAACAGCAGTTTTGCGACTAATGCGACTCGTTGCGACTGCTTTGCGACTAAATTTAGTCGCAAAATCTTGCCTAATTTATGCCATAAATTCGCTGCAATATTGCCATCTTTGATTGAGCTGCCTCAATTCTGTCCAAGTGTTTGTCGATCTCCCCTGTAATATCTGTATGCTCTGGTATAATTCTAGACTCAGTCATCATAATAGATATTTTAGTGTTTGCATCTGCTATTTCAGCTTCGTATTTCGCAATCAAAGCTTTGTAGATCATTTCACGCGCCATTAAAATAGTCCTCCCTGTTTATGTTTACTTCTGCTTTTTCTTTTTCGTCTTTCATTAAATCATAATACTGATCTAATCTTCTTAAAAAATCGTGTTTTGCTCTACGTAAATTAGCCCCATCAATTCTAAATTCTTGATAATATAGGTCAGGGGTACATACCATTATGATAGCTTGTTCAATACTAGATCCATGTACTTGATCATGAGCCATGGCATATGCACCACATTGTAATTTATAATCTCCAATCCATTCCTCTCTCTTGGGTCTATTAGATTGTTTAAAGTCAATGACAGTTTCTTTACCATTGTGTATGCCTACTAAGTCCGTAGAACCTGCGTAGAGGCCGGGATAATACAACGTGACCTCCGAGCCGAAATATTCAGAGACAGGGGTTAAGCCTTCGTTTATGACCTTCTCAGCCATACTTTTAGTTTGTTTTCCAAGCTCTGTTAAATCTTCATAACCTGTACCTAATACATAGTTTTCCAGATATTTGTGCATAGATGTTCCACGTGTTGCTGATTCGTTTTTGATTCGTTCTGCTTCTGTTTTACCTTTTCGCTTTATCCACGAATCTAGGAAACTTGTATCTTTTGTTTTACCAAGAACCGTGGTCACTGATGGGAGTTTGTACCCAGCAACTTCATAGTTCCGTGTTCCATGCTCCGTGTGCCGTGTACCTTTAGCGTAGGAGTATTTATTATTTTTCTTAATCATTAAGTCGGTCCAAAGGAGGTCCACTATAACCTTCGTTTCTATCAAAGTTTTTTAAATCTTTATAACTCATATTAAAAAAACAGTTCGGTCCCCTATAATGTTTCATTTTATAACCACACGCCAAAGCTGAAGCTATAAGGATTCCGTTACATACATAATGGTGTATAGCATCTTCTACAATATGTTTTAAACCATAAGAACTTATCCCATCGTCTATTGTTTTTCTTTTTCCGATATTATCATTAAGCCATTTACAAACAGCTTCAAACTCTTTCGGACGTTTTAATAGATCTCCACCATCATAATCATTATATTTAAACCCATTAGTTCTAAGATTTGGATATTCTTTTTTTATTTCTTCTAACGTTTTCATTCTATTATCCTTTCTTATCTTTACTCACGTACGTTGGAGCAAACTTACTGATATTATTCAAAGGGGCCGAGTCGTGTATGTTTCCCGAAACACTGATCCTGGTGCAATTCGATCTAAAAGGACTAACCCAGTGCTTCAACCACGCTGGAAAGATAAACATATCTCTCTCTTCAGGGAAGTAAGACATATAAGTTACAGCGTCTCTAGGTCCATCACCATATAAAAACTGTATGCCACCAGGACCACAGCTTCTACCTTTATACTCCTTATTTTCTTTCTTTAGTTCTTCAGGGATTTGTAAGTAGATAACAAAGCTTAACTTACCATCGTGATCGTGAGGTGGATTAAACTCATTCGCTTTTTGATAGTTTATCCATAGAGCTGACATAATATATTCAGGTTTCTTTTCAAATTTTTTCTTCGTATAGGCTTCATACGCTTGGTTGTAGAGTCCAAGTGTACCTGCAACATAGGGTACAATCTTCTCTCTAGAGGCATCCGAGTAACCTGTTTCATGGTCGATTTGACCTGCTAGTTTATCTACATAATCTTCCTTATTTTTTTTCGCTTCGTCTAACAATAGTTTTTGAAAGTCTGATGTGATCTTCATTCGAGTCACACAAGGACCCCAGTTAAACATATCAATGGTAACTTTATCTGTTTTTTTATTCTGGTCTTTTTCCATATCCAGTTCCTTCCTCTCTGTTTCGCCAACGCTTGTTCCAAGCATAGACATTCATTTTACTACCTATCGATTCTAGCCAACTCAATGGCACATCAATAATTCTTTTATAATACCAACGTATGTCGTTGATTAAATCAGGTATTGTCTTCATTCTTACCTTTAAAAAACTTCTTACAGTGTTCAGCAAACTTCTCATCATCTAACTGATCAGCGAACATCTTAAGTATAGTTTTGTATGCTCCGCCACTCTTATAGTCGTTGCTAATTGTTTTATCTTTGAACACACTTTTAATTTTTATTTTATTTTTTACTGCCATCCTGCACATCCTGTTAAAATCATAAACAATGATAACAGTATCATCACTGTAAAACCACTGGCTATGATTAAAAATAGTTTATTCATAATGTTTTATAATCTGTTCTAGTTTATTTTTTTTAGTTATTGAAAAAGGTACTAATTGTTTTGCAACTTTTAATGCATCTCGGTGACTACATCTCCAACGATATTGTCCATGGTTTTGATGTGGGTAGGGTGGTCGGTGATCCGTGCTTCCGCAGCCAAGTGTCTTGTGCACATAATCTATAGTGTCTTTGTCAATCATATTTATCTCAATTCGTATGTTCCAGAAATCGTAGGCTCTGGGCTTTCCTTTACGGTGTTCGGACCGCTGTCGATAAGTAATACAGCCTTCACCATCAAATAAACCAGCAAGATATGCCATAACTTCATTCATTTAACCTGGCCAAAAGTTATTCTAGCTGCTGCCTTTGCGGGATCCCATTCAAAGTCTCCCCACTCTACTTTACTGCACCCGCTTGTTAAAATAAAACTCGTAAATAAAACTATCAACATTTTTTTGTACATGTTTTTTTAACTCTCCTTCTGATTCACACACCCAACATTGTTTTACTTGGTTGGGTCCGTTCACTTTGCCTATTCTAACATATCCATTACCCTTACATCTAGGACAAATACTAGTGTGTTTTGTTGGGGTGGACTGTATAGGCCCATTTTCTGCCATGATTTCCTCCTTTACGTGGTGTGCCTTTAGCTCTACCACCTTGTATGACACTCATCTTAGAAAATCTAATCAGATGCCATTTCCTTTGAAGACCTGCTGTTTGTAGATCTTTTATTCCTTTAATGTAATCTTTTATTTCTTGATCTCTCTTATCTACTTTCTTGATTACTTTGTCGTAAACATACTTCCAATCGTAACCTGCTAAATGGCAAACAAATTTAAAATTACTTGAGCGACCTTGCACCCAAGCAATTCCTATCTGTGCTTCTCTTAAATCGTTTTGATACAAAGCATCGTCTAATGCTTTTGCTATAACAGCGATCCATAGATTTTGTTCGGGTTCTTTTTTTCTCCCAAACAATTCTAAGGCGTTGCTATTTGCCGTTGCCTGACTTCTGAACTTTGATCTGGCCATTTAACTTCCTAACTTTCTCGTTTGCTATTTTCTCGATTGTCTTCGATATAGACAAAGTGACATCCGGGTCGATATTTTTGGACAACACCTCAAGTTTCTTGTATGTTGAGTGAGATAATGAAACGTTTCTATATTTACTTGTGTCTGTCATATTTCTTTTTCCTTTCACATAATATATAGGATTTTTAGGGGTTTAGTCAATGACAAAATTTATTTTAATACTATCGGTGTGTTCTTTTTTAACTGGAGAATGTAAAAACCCAGTACAACCTCCTGTTGTATATAATGATTGGGCTGAATGTGCAGCTGATGCCTCTGTTAAAAGTTTAGAATTATTACAAAAAGAAGGCAAAGATAATGTTAATCAATATAGGTTGGCAGTTAAGTTTGGGTGTTATCCAATTAGTGAGACTTGACATTGTGGCATAATTGTGGCAAAAAGTGATTACTTTTCTCACCTTTATACCTATCCCCTTTTCCCTCGTGGGATAGGTTTATTCGCAGATATGTCCCATCCATAAACTACCGTCTTTAGTATACCAACCTTGTGGTCGTTGATCCGTGTTCCGTGTGTCGTAGTACGTCACGTTTGCATCACGCCACTTGGACGCTTGATCTTCGCACGTTAATCCTTTTTCAATCGGATATTTAATTTGTTCTAATCCGCTTGTGGTTAATAATAAAATAATTATAACTTTCATTTTTATAGTACCCCGGGAGCTTACTTATAGTAGCTCCCGTAAGTTACATACGTTGTATGTATGTCCTACATTATATATGATATAATTCCAAATGTCAATATCAAAAATAAAATAATATCAACCCAGAATAAAAAGACAATTATCGCCCAGAACATTTATATCCTATAACTTTAATTGTTTTACCCTCACTACCATAACCGTTATACACGTAATACGTGCGTCCTGTTAGTGGTGTTTTCTTTTTTGGTTTTGATTTTATTTCCCAGTGATACCAACCCGCACAATTCTGTGGTTCCCAGATCTCAACAAACTTAGTAGACTTAACATCTCCTGTAAAAGTTAAATACAAAAGAGAGATCATTACGATCTTTTCCACTAAGACCTCCCTTGACCTCTGCTAGGTTTGCGTCTTGGTATTCTTTTGCTGTAGCTCTTTGCGTGTCTACCGGGTCGTTTCTTTGGAGTTCTTTTGTGATAAACGTTTATACCAAATCTAGGAAGTTTGCCCATCGTCTGCTATGTCCACTCTTAAAGTTAATTCACTATTTTTATCGGCTTGAATATATTTAAT